CACGCTTAGCATCTAATGCGATGTCCATGTGTTCTTTCTGCGTACCATTAGCGGAACGCAATTCGATGTAATGGATCCATGATCTTACTGATCCTGTCATGTAGATTTTTGTGGGCACAGCGAGGGGAAGGATAAAACGTGCACACTCCTTTGCGATATCATGCTTGAGCATGACTTCATACAGATCCATAGCAGCATCCATGTGACGCTGAATTTGAATCTCAAACTCCTGCTTGGTGAAAGGATCAATATCATCGATAGAGTTCTGTCGATTCTTTGTATCCTGTCGTCGAAGATCGAACATAGGAATCTTTTTTGCCAACATGGAACTGTCAGCATACCGTTGTGAAAATTCTTGATATGTGAACGAACGATGACGTAAAATTTGAGCTGCGATTCCCCTAGTAGTTTCAATCTCCAGGGTCATGTGTGCCTGCTCAAAGACAGACCAGTGGTTGTGTTTGATGCAATACTTTAGCAGACCAGCAACCTTAGGATTCTCCTGGTTGTTCGGATTGCTCACTCTCGCCACATACCCCATCGTCTTTTCTGCGTCGGGTGTGACTGTCACTAGTTTCACTGAGTTCATTACTAAATCCTTTCTCCTGCCTACGGCGTTGTTGTTTTGCTTTTAATTGTACTTTAGCAACTTCTAATTGAACTGCCATGTACTTTAACTCTTCTTGTGTGAAGAGTTCAGGTTTCTTTTGTGCAATCTTAAGTGCTTTCTTCGCCAGTCTTATCTGGTCTTTTAATCGAGTCATAGTATGCCAGGTAGTATTTTACAATCCCATCAGTTCTAATGTTTCCTTGGGACACCCAGTCATGAGCACACTCATAGATTGATCTCTGTGAGTATACTGGTTCACCATTTGATCTCAATTGCCGACCAAAACGATTAAGCAACACACGAAGTGCTGCTTCTCTATACTTCATGCGTTCTTCACTATAACGCCAGTCAGTCTGGGTATCCGTCATCGTCTCCTTCGTCATAATTGAATCCAAAGTGTGGTCCACCCTGTTGCAATTGAATATTATATGCAGAGGTATCAGAATAAACCTCACTCTCCAACGCATTAGTCAGAGACTTGAGGTTCTTGACGATGAGTTTTAGTTTCTCTCTATCCATATATTTATGGTAAGGTGTATTAAGTATATCACAAAAAAAGAGGGGTTGCAACCCCTCTGAGAATTCTATTTAAGGATGTAGCTACAGATCCTTTTGCATGAACTTTGATTTAATGAGTCGCACTCTATTAAACATTCAAAGTAGTCATTGAGTTTTTGATTTTCTACCTCCAAGTCATCTAATGTGTCTTCAAAGTGTCGCCACTCATCTAACTGTGAGCGTGATAGTAGATTGTGCATGGTCACCTCCAAGCAATGAACCATAATGTAGGGGAGGGTAAGGTTTCATTTTTTCACCTCGCATAATTCTATCACTATCTAGACAACGAAGGAGTAAATTCTGACAGATTCAATGTGTTATACAATGACTCTTATTTTTTGTATAAGTTGCTACACATTTATTGTAAAGAAAAAAGAGAGGTCATAGACCTCTCTTAGTTGAGTATGCTGGAGATGAATACTTATCATCCAACCAGTCTCGCAAGTGAATACGATAGCAAGACCAGTATGTTACTCCTCTATACTTGAGCATGTAGCACGAAGGTGGTCTACTATCTTTATCCATGTCATCATCATGATAGACATATGATTCCATTCTACCCCCTTTGGAGTAAAATTAGTTCTCCATATATCATACCGATGAATGCAACACATGCTAAGGATGTTAATCCGACTACCTGTAATGCTTCCATGGCGATCACTTGGTGTATGTGCGACCACGATAGCAGTAAGTGCCATGTGGTTCTTTCATCTCAACACAACGGGTATTATACTCAACACCACGATATGCAGCGTGAGTAATTTGAGCGTCATGAAGTGCAGCAGCTTTGTTGATCTGCTTCTTGATGATGTTAAGGGTGTTCATTGTAGGTCTCCTAAAAGAATGGGATTGTAGCCCCGTTCCTTCAGTCGTTTGCGTCCCAGTAGTAATCACATTCTGGTACATGATCCTTGATGGTCTCTACCAGTTCTAACTTCCACTCTTCATTCAGATGTTTATGCTTTTGAATCCTAAAGATTACAGCATCAGCATCTGCACATGCCAGTGTGGTTGATAGCAATAATTCTACCATGGGATGAACGCTCCGTTCCGCGACTTACTTGCGTCTTACACTAACATGTCAGTGCATTGACCTTCTACTTTAGATCTAAGATAACCTAGTAGATTATATTTAGACCGACGATCCAAGTTGTCATCCATAAGGATTTCAACTCTTCTCTCTAAGAACCTTTCACAACTCATGTGCCACCCATAAGGGTTGCCGTCATCATGATGGGCAAGGGTCAATGCCAGCAACATGCTGAGCATAAGATGAACGATATGGTAATTGTACCAATACTATCTATGCTTTGTCAAGTGTATCGTATGATACAGTTTAGTTGCTTGCTAGGTAAAACGCTTCTCCTCGTGCGCGACACACTCGTTTTACTTGTGCATCATACACAGGAACAGTTCCATTGCCTGTGATTAAATTCTTTGCAAAATCAAATGCTTCTTTGAAGCGATTGAATTTATACACATCATCATATGTTTTTGCAGACACCAGGACACCATCTTTTCTCCACAGTTTCATAGTGTGCCAAACTGTTGGTTCATCTAATCTACTATAAAAAATTGCCCAATGTCCTGTTTGTCCTTTCATTTCTTTTTTGCTTTTGGATCTTGCCAGAGCTTAGGATTAACTCTTCCTTCTGTTTGTGTCATGGTAACAAAGTCACGACCGTACTTATCATAGTAGTCATCAAAGATGTCTACTTGTTTAGCACCAGAGGCAATATCAAATTTTGATAATCCTCCTTCCTTATATTCTATCATGAATGCTGTGTAAGGAAGTGATCGATCTTGACACAGAGAAGGATCACAATCCTTGTGGATAATCTTACAACCTTTTCCCATTAAGACCGATTCCCCCACTGAATTTGGGGGAATGCTTCTTCCACACACTGCTTAGTAATCTTCCAACGCTTACCAATCTTCTTATCTTTCATAAGGCATAGCACTTCTGCTTCACCTTCTTGAAGACCTTCTAGAAGTTGAATGAACAAGGTCTCTCTCCTTGTCTGAGATACATTTGCTCCTCCTTTAAAGAAGAGATAGAGCTTACGATACTCATGCACGAGTTTTGTATGCTCTGTACCCTCAGGTGCTTCATTCTTTTCAAAAGGAACCTCTCCTTCTGGAAGCATTGATACAACACTCTCATCAAAATTAGCAATCAGAATTTGTCTGAGTGCTGGTGAATTATATTGTTGTAAGAGTTTAATCTTTTGTGCTTTTGTTTTAGCGTTGCTAACTTTTTGAAGCACTTCATTCAGTAGTAATTGCATGATTATTTGATAGCGTAAGTATATTTATTCGTCGTCATATTCGTCTTCATCTACGAAGCGAACTGACAAGAGTTCTTCGTTAATCCATTGACCTTCAGAGTTTAACATCTCTGGATGTACATTCTCTTCTTCTGCTGCATACATGTACTCGTGAAGTTTCTCATTTACTGTCCAACCAGCAAACACACCTACACATAAAAAGATAAATGATGCTGTTGCCGATAAGTAGACGAATAAAGTTTCAGTCATTGTTCAACTCCGAACTAATTTGTTTCCTTTTCCCACCAAAGTTCTAAGTTGAAGTAGACTTTTCTCTTTAGGAGGGTGAATAATTTTGTTATTGCGAAACCCCTGGTTGGAGGTTTCTCTTTTTCTTCCTTCTTCGCAGCCCCCCTAAGCATGAGCTCTATGCCTTTATTTATTTTAAGTTCTTTCATTTTTTGGGAGAGTTTACCAAACCTTTCTGTAAAAATAGTTTTGCAGTTTCTGTCAATGGTCCAATTACCTCGCCATCAATGATAACCCATGGGTAACCACCTGCATCTGGATAGTCTTCTTTAAGTCTTCCAGCATCATCACCGACGCAATTGATTTCTTCCCATTCAAGGTTCGCTCTTTCAAAAAGAATCTTTGCTTGTCTACAATATTTACACCCTGGTTTCGTATAAATTTTAATTTGCATAAAAATAGGGGGTCGTAACCCCCTCATTATAACACAGATCAGCGGCGGAGTCCACCCCTAGGCATTGGAGTACCGAAATCAGGAAGTTCAGGCATTCGTGAACATGGACGTTTGAATGTACAACGTTTTCTTGGACGATGAATGGTTCCAGGATTACCACCAGGATTGTCATGGAACATTCTAGGTTTTGCTTCTACAACAGTACCTCCCGTGATGGATGCGAGAGTAGCAACCATTAGGGGAAGAACGAATAGTTTAGACATAAAAAAGAGGGTCATTTGACCCTCTAAGTATATCACCAATATATCATTCCTGCAAGCATGATCAGAAAACATATGATGGTGAAGA